AACCCACGTTCCGTCCACATCGTAAATGGGATTACACAAATCATAACATATCACGCGCATTATACGCCTGTGTTCATCCGTGTACCCACTCATCATGTGAGTAAGCGATATAAGCAAGTTAACAGCAGCATCGAGAAGATGAACTGAAATAGTCAAGTCAAAAGACGAGTAATCAGTGGCAAAATTCTCTGTGTCATCAAGCCTACTAAAACGCTTGTGGAGGTCTCCCCAGGACTCAGCAGGATTTAATCCAACTGCATGTCCAAAGCCACCTGGGTCCATACCCAAAACGGCCATTATAGGAAGAAAGTACATTCTGAAAACTATCAGTTCTACTAACTCCCCAGCGTGAATAAGCCTGGCAGCCTTACTCACTATGAGACCATTGAGGTCCCTCTCGTGTTCACGAGGTTCGTCCTTAGGTACTACTTTGCGAGAAAGCGTAGAAGTAATCCCCCTCTGGGCGCGGCCCACCATCCCGTTCACAGTGTCAACTATGTACTGGGACATAGGACCATCCTCTTTAAGGCAAGTGACATACCGACCAAGTACTTCATCAAAGTACTTGTCGAAATAAACGTCTTTCTTACCTTTAAGAGTGCCGGCGGAAGTGGTAAGTGCCACAGAGCCAGCAAGTGTACACCCATACCCAGCTAACGCGTCGTCCATGTTGCACGGGCCTAGCTGTGTAATGTAACCAAGATCACCAACAGCCAATTTGATGAAATTCGATTCCATGTCAGTCTTCACATCCTTGTAGGCTTTCCTCAATGAAAAGGGTTCTACCTTGGTTGAAAGACCGGTCTTGTCAAACATCTTAGTGTGGGAAATGTGTATGTCAGGATTAGGTGTGCTATGAGCACGGCCAACTTCCTTAAGAGCAGGGATAGCTCCATACAAATGACCCCTTAAAGGGCTCTTTTTGTAAGCACTACGGAATGCAACACCACCAGAGCCACTATTACCAACTATTGAATATTTGGTATTAGGGGCAATAGTCCTCAAAACACTGTCAGGGTGTAACCCAAACGAGTTAGTCATGGTAACTATGGGTGGTGTAGCGGACACTCCAGGGTCAGCCAACAAAGGCGTACCAATCACGATGTGTGCGTTAGTGCACCCTGGTATAGCCTTCTGTTGAAGATTATTCCAAAGAGCAGTAATGTCACCCTGTGTGATGGGAGCGGCGTACACGAAAGGCGCATGAGCACCCTCATGAATACCAACCACCGTTCTACCGGCGATGTACGGTAATCCACAGGTACCAACAGCTCCAACACCCTCGACGCAAGCACCGAGGAATGTTGTTTCAGGCATGTTGCCAATACTATAATTCAC